GGCCAAAAGAAACTACAACTGTTTCGGATGCAGCTTCAGATAGATAGTGTTCCTTAAAACTATGAATCATCATTTGCCTCGTGCCTTCTTAACGCGCTCTTGATCATCCTTCTTAACTCTAGACTTCAACTTCTTAGCAAGTTTCTTGATCATACCTTTCTTTTTATCAAGCTTCTTCTCAAGAGATTTACGCTGGGCGAATGACATATCCTTTTTATCCTTACCCTTAGTAAGTTTCTTCGCTACCATATCACGAGCTTTCTTACTAGCAGTCTTCTTTAGCTTCTCAGGATTTTTTAACTTCTTAGCAGCTTTCTTCTTGCCAATCTTGATTTTAGCTTTTGCCCGCTTCATAGCCTGCTTTTTCTTATTACGAGCTCTTGCATCTAAAGCTTCGTCAAATTCTTTATCCTCTTGCATCTGATTCCCATCCCTTAATTATGTCTTTACTAAAGTTGTTGTATGAGAATTCCATACGATCAACTATTTTTAATGCACCATTTGTAAGGTGGTCAATAGCAACATATCCTTCGGCACCTGTTACTCTAAAACCATCTTTAGTCTTTACAAAGGTATTTATACTATCAATTTTATTGAGATGAGTAAGTAATTTTCTCTTTGCATACACCAACTCGTTCTGCATATCAAACATATACACAAGGTTTTTGAGGTTGTCTTTAGAGAACCATGCTAATGCAACAGCTTTCTTCTCAGCTTTATTAGCCTTTCCTCTATCTGATTTCAACTTAGCAATCTCTCTATCATATCGATCATGAATCCACCTAATAAGCTCCTTCGCGTGTTTCTTAGTGTCTTTAATCTCTGATTGGGCTCTCACCTTTGTATTTCTAAATGTGTTAATAAACAGGTTAATCTCTTTATTATCTGCTACATCTTTAAGAGTAGAAGACTTAATCTTGTTGAATAATTTACCAGCGTTTGAAATGTGCTTTGTAATCTCTTCTGTCTCTTTTTTAGTAAGTGTAGCATTTGGCACATCTGGTAGATCAGCACTCTTTTGCCATACAGATGAAACGTTTTTAAAGTCTGTTAATTTGACACCAAATTGAGCATTCATTGATTCAAATGAACCACCAACATATTTGGTATGCCAAACCATACCAATCTTTGCTTTTAGGATATCTTTAGCATCTTCAACAGGTACAGCATACACAATAGTATTAGGATGAAAAGTAACATATTTTTGCCCATCAACAGTTTCTTTCTTTAAATCAGATTGGGTGAACATCATGTCCCCTTGATACACACCTGACTTAATCCCTAGTTTTCTTAACTCTGTGAATGCAATCTTCAGCTTGTCAGCTAGCTCTCCAGAAGTATCAGCATCAATTTCTGCATGTGACTTATATACTTTTGGATTCTTATTGAAGATACCTTTCTTAGCGACAAAGAACATACCATCAGAAGGATCAATACCCACAAATACTGCAGGAGCTCCGTCCCATTTAACAGTTACTTGTTTTGTATCATTTGTATGACCAGCAAGCATATTACGAAGATCACGAAGAGCATTAATAGCAGATCTAGTACCATTCACGCCACCATCAATCACCATATCTTCGATATGGATCATGTGAGTGTTCTTTGCCTCTTCTAGGTATTTTTTAAACTTCATTATTTATCCAGGGAATAGAGTAGAGAATGAAGCCTTAAACACTCCACCATTAATAGCGAATGTTCCTTTCTTTGATAGAGTCTTAGTATCTGATTGCATGTTTTTGAAATCAATGTAGTGGAACCAAACATCAGTTGGATCACTATCCTTTAAGTTAGCAATATACCCTTTATCACCTGGTTTATCACCAATAGACACATCAATTAGTCTCTTCATAAGACCTACTGCAATACTCTCTGGATCATTAATCTTTGAACCATATCCTAGTTTCTTTAAGCTCTTTTCAAAGTCATCAACTGTCTTCTTCATATCCTTAAATATCTTGAAGTTTAGTAGATCTTTGTTGTTCTTAAACAACAAAGATAGTTCAATGAACTTTTCTGAAGCTTCTAATACATCAGGGTATTTAAATGACAGCTCACCTTTAAATGATTGATTACCTTTTGTATTATCCTTTGCAAATGCTTGGAATAGATTAGAGATACCAAATAGAGTATTCAACAACGCTCTAAAGTCTCTTCTGTCTTGGAATCGTCCTAGAGAAATAGGATCATGTTTAGGATAGGCCTTTACCTCAACTGCTTTCTTGTCAATTCTTAAATCAGGTTCAGTGCCGCCTCTAGTTTCCTTCGCTCTGCCGTTAAACAACCAGTATAATGAAATCTCACCATTACCTACTGTCTTGTCTGGTGCTTCTTTAAACAGTTTAACAAATGTCTTTTTATCCTTAGGATGAATCTTTAACTGAAAGCTCTTCTTAGGAATATTGTATTTCCCATGAACCTTCTTTTCTTCGTCAGTCAGCTTCTCATCAATAATAGCTTGGAAACTACTATTTGCCGCCTCGTTTAAAATGTATCCACTGAATGAATTAATCATAATGCCCTCTTAACTGTGTCTTGTTCTCTTGTCTAACACCTTTCTAAACTCTTTAGGTGATATTCCAATAATTCTTGCTGCTTTATCAATTGCTAATCCTTTTGGATTAGTAATCCAAATACCTGCAGATTGATATGCCCCAGGATTCTTTTCATAATCCCTTATCATCTGATGATATACCTTTATAGCTTGTTTATATTTATTACTATGGACAGCTCTTTTAATAGCATGAGTCCACTTCTTAGGAATAACAATATCTCGAATGGCCTTGGTTAGTTCCCCTTCATTATACTGTCTAAATGATCTCATAAGTCTTCTGCCGCCTTCTTAATAGTGTCAGGTGGTACATTATCTACAATCCACTGGAACAGCTGTTTTTGCATCTCAATGTCTTTATTAATAGGTTTGCCTCGTTTCTTCATTGTAAGGTATTTGAAGTCCTTAATAACAGTTTTGCTATTAGGGAAGAATATTGTGTTTTCACGATTGTTTAATAGTACATGAATTGCACCATTGATTGCTAATTTCTTACCTGTCCCCCTAATAAGGCTGAACATAGTATTAGCTGCACCTTTATGTGTTTGTAGTAGAATGTCAGAAGGAACGACTCGATCTCGTTCTGCATTGTTTTTTACAGCTACTTTATAGCTTGTTAGTACCCACAACATGTGAATATTTGCAGGATTATAACCAGCATTAAGAAGATCTGGTAACAATTTAGCTACACTCTTTACGTCTTTTGCTGTGATATCAAATAAGATGTTAGGAAGAGTTTCCTTATTACCCATTGAAGACAACATGTGTTGCATTGTCTTGTCTTTGATCTTTTTAGAATCTACAAACTGATGTAATTTAAATACATCATCTGGTTTTCTTAAATCTAGTCCACGGATCTCAGGATATTTCTTCTTTAGTTTAGCAATCTTTAAGAATGCAGACTTCCATGCATCAACATCTCGTGTCTTGAATATTTCACCTTGCATGAAGTTAGAAGCAGCAAACCCCTTACCAGAGCCTGCGCCACCTGCTAGAAATACGATTTGACCGTACCTAGCTCCGTTTGAAAACATGATAAGTTTCTCTGTGAGAAACGATTTAAATGGTAACATTAAAAAACTCCTAGATGTTTATTAGTATTATTTATAAGTTTTCTAATATGTCATCTAGGTCATTTATGTTACTCCACTTCTTTAATTTACGTAATTTGACGGGGACACGTTTTAATATCTTGTCCCCGTCAATAACTTCTTGATGGCCAAGAATAGTTATCATTGCAAGGACATCACCAATCTCATCTTGAAGCTGCTTGACGCTTTTAGGATCATCCCCAAATCGTAGAATCTTAGCAACTGCTTGTTGAACTTCAGCACATTCTTCTGCAAGAATTACAAGAGTCTCATCCATTTTTGCTTCCAATGACAAAGTCGTCATGCTTAAAAGCATCATCTAATACGTGTTTTAATAGGTCTCCTACCACCATATTAAACTCTCTCTTTCCATGAGGATCTTCATCAAGATAATCAACAACATCATAATCAAAATCAATTGATTCAGTAGTCTCGTTTAGTTTAATAGAATCGTATTTAAATACAACTCCATGATACTTACCACCCTCTAATCTAATATACCAGTGATCTTGATCCCATTGTCTTTCTACGAAAGACCAACTATCGTATGCGTTTTCTTTCTTCATAATAATCCAATGCCATTGCTGCTATGAGAAACGGACTCCATAATAATAAAAACATTAATGATACAACCCCTGCAAGAAATGCAAAGATCATTACCATTATTAGACCTAACCAATCCTTTGCATCATCAATTATTTGCATCGTTTTGAATTTGGATGACGTTTGCATCTAAATGTCCCGTGACTCAAGGTTTTCTTTGCCAAACGGTTTCCGTTTGGATCCTTCTTTGCAACTACGCCAGGTACTGCTGTTTTACTCATTTTAATACTCCCATTCTAAATACGCTTCTAACATTCTTATACTTTTGTCTAACATCTTCTTTAGACTTAGCAAGAACTACTTTACCCTTTCCATCATGAAATATGACTGCAAATTGCTTTAACATTACATTCCATGACCATTATACCCTCGCTTATTCGACTCTTTTAAACAAGTGGTGATTTGTGATTGTAATGTTTTTAACACATTTTCAACTTCTATACGTTTCTTAATCTCTGCTTCATAAAGAGCCTCGTAATCTGTTATATCTCTATTGAATGGATTCTTCAACCAATTTACCAGTCTATTATACATACTTTACTCCATAATGTCAAGCATAAGTGGGAAAATTTCTGCAATTACTTTTGCGCATTGTCTAGCCACCTCAATATGCTCCTTTTGTGTGCCATTAGCACTCCTCAATTCAATGTAATGAACCCAAGAACGAAGTGTTCCGTTCATATACATTCTACTCATGATATTACCTTCTGGAAGTACAGCTCTTGCTTGCTCCTTTGCAATATCATTTGCAATTGCCCAATTGTAAGCATCAAGCGACTTCTTAATAACTTCTTCCTGCTTAGTTCTCCACATAGCAGATAATGCTGTATCACTAGTATCAATGGAGTTTTGGCGATTCTTTGTATCTTGAAGTCTAGCCTCTCTTAACATGAATGACATATCCTTCGTAGGATCTGCATATCGTTGAGAAAACTCTTGGAATGAAAACGATCTATGTCTCAAGATCTGTCTACCGATATCACGAGTAGTTTCTACTTCAAGACAAGCGGATACTGTCTCAAGAGGACTCCAATGTTTATGTTTAATAAGATACTTAATTAGCTTATCACTTGTTTCTTTATTAAATTGATTGGATGGGTTAGATACTCTAGCACAAAATGCAATTAGATCTTGTACATCGTTTAAACCCTCCCTAGCAAATTCAGGACTTGGCATGCTATATGATACCATTCTAACCTTAGTCATTGAATTGTTATGATCAGGAACCTTTGTTGGTTCAACTGATTTAATATTATTTGTTCTTTCTACCATTATACTTCAAACTCCGCAAACTTATCTGTTGTTGATTGTGATGATGAATCTTGTACCAGTCCTTGTTGAGCTGAATCATCTACATCATATAATCTCATCTTTGCCCTATCAATTCCTACTACAAACCGTTTTGTCTTACCTGTTGGATCATTATATCTGTTCTTCAATTGCTTAATCATTATCTGATTTCGGTTCTCTAACTCCTCTGTGGAGATTAAGGCGAACATTAGATCTGCTGTTGCAGGTAGACCAAATGATTCAGATGTGTCTTCAAGTCCAATGTCTGATGAAGAAAATCCTCCTCTCGTTACCTGTGTAGCTGTTACTACTGGAAGATTGTTCTCTACAGCTAGTCCCCTTAACTCTTCTGCAATTGCTTTCACATATGTATATGAGTTAATAGATCCGCCCATTGCTTTCATACGAGATGATGCACATATATTAAGATAGTCGATGCAGATTAAATCAGGTACAAAGTTCTTCTTTAACTTCAACTCGTTTAGAAGAGCTCTGAAATGACTTACATTAGCAGCTCCTGTTGGATACTCCTTAACAATCAACTTACCAGCTCCTTTATCAGCAATTCGTTTAACCTTTTGATCAAACATATCCTTTGATAAATTAGTCAACTGATCAATAGGCACATTCATTAAATTAGCATCAATACGTTCAGCAATTCTCTCTTCACTCATTTCCATTGTTATATATAACACGTTTTTCATTTGAGTGAGAGCACCTGCCGCGACATGACACATGAATAATGACTTACCAACACCTGTACCTGCAAGGGCAACATTAAGAGATTTATTAACCAAGCCTCCCTTAGTAATAGTATTAAACATATCTAAATCAAATGGAAGATGCTCTTCATCTCTATGATAGAAGTTATATCGTTCATCTGAATTATCAATGTAGTCATGACCAACATTAGTATCAAAGTTGACAGATAACGCACCAGCAAGAAGATCAGGAAGGGCATTCTTTGTTAAGTCTTTATGCTTTCCTTCAATTATGTTAATTGAATCCATAATAGCAAGATAGATTGATCTATCCTGACACCACTTCTCTGTTTGTTCAACTAACCAATCTTGATTAGTATCTTCTACTACTGTAGAAATATCATTAGCAATAGAGAATACTTCTGCTACACTATCAGCTGGAATATCAGAACTCTTTTGAAGTTCGATATTAAGAGACTCGCTGTTTGGTAGCTTACCGTATTTACTGACAAACTGAACCACCTCATTGAATACAATCTTATAAGATCCTTCAAAGTAAGTTGGTTTCAGATGGGGAATTACACGTCTTGTGAACTCCTCATTCTGAACCAGGTTTCGTAATATTAGAGTCTCTAAATTCACTATTTAATCATCTCCGCATGTCCAATTTCATATTGTTTCTTTAAGAAGTCTTTGAAATCTGTATTTGCAAACACAGGTTCCCAAAACTCTTTAGATAGTGTATCTTTCTGACGAACCTTATTACCAATAAGTTCTCCAGTTTCAGTGTCAACAATCTGATACCAACCATTAGATGGTTTGGCAACATAGTTGCCTTCAAGTGCTACATCTAATAGACCTGAGTACTGTTGAATACCACCATCCCAAGATACAGAAATAGGAATGCGACTCTTTTCTTTAACGAACCGAGATTTCTCCACGTTAATTACGAAGTGATAACCTTTAATCTCTTGACCTTGTTTGTCTTGTTGACGACCAAGAATCCAGATATTATCAGCTGAATAGTAAATTCCTGTGCCGCCTGACACTACAGCTTTAGGGAATAGTCCAATCTCTTGATATGTATGATTAATAGCAAGAAGTGGAATGTCTCTCATTGTTAGATATGGTGTTACCATTCTAAACAATCCTTTTAGAGCTTTAGCACGAGACATATCAGCTACACTCTTTTCATTCTTAGCATCTTCTAATTCTTTCTTAGATGCAAGGTTACCAATAGAGTCAATCATGATGATTACCTTATCATCTCTTTCAATATTCTCTAATTGATTAACCAAATCAAATTTCAACTCTTCTACGTTAGTAATAGGAGTATGAAGAACACGAGCTGGATCAATGCCAAAGCTCGTAAAGTATTGTTGCGGGGATCCAAATTCAGAATCATAAAATAGAATGATAGCATCTGAATACTTCTCAAGATATGCTGCTGCCATAAGTAATCCAAATGAAGTCTTAAAATGCTTCGATGGACCAGCAAGTACAGTTAATCCAGATGTTAAGCCTCCGTCAGGATCACCTGAAAGTGCAACATTAATCATCGGCACCTTAGTTGGCACCATATCCTTTTGTGAGAAGAGACTAGAATCTTCTAATACTTGAGTATCCTTAATCTTAGAATTCTTCTTCAGTTTATCCATTATTGAAGCCATATTTACTTCTCCTTTATGTAATACACTATATTATACACGTTTTATGTGGTAAAGTCAACGTTTTCATAAGCAAATTGTATTGCGCCTTCTGCTTCTCTTTGAAGAGGTCTATTCTTATACCATCCACCAGTTTCATTATCAATTTGAGTGCACATCTCTGCAATCTCTTGTGAGTTGATTGGATATTTCTTTCTGATTGCATTTATAGCAATAGAAACCATTATCTGATACATCTTACGATACCAACCAGTTTCAGATATGGTCTTGTATTCACTAACTAATCTCTTATTTACAAATGGGCAGTTATGATAACTAGTCCAACTGATAGAGTTATTAATCATCTGTTCTTTCCTATGAGACACCACTTGTTGACGCACTGATTCTGGTAGGCCATCTAAGAACGAATTACCTGTAGTCTTCTCTATATATTCAACTTTGTCCATAATCACATATGGATCCATAATAGATCCTTGATTAGTGAATATGAAGTTGTTAGCCCCCTTATATTTCCCAGGAACAAAGTACATTCGTGATAAGTCCTTTGTTTGAGGATCACCTATATCATCCAGTTCTTTGTTTAGAGCAAACCAGAAGTGCTTGATTTTATTGGCTTTTACATTAGCATTTAACGGAAATACCAATCTAAACTTAGGGTGTTCAATAGTTGATGATGCAGTAGAATAACAGATATATGTATAACGACCATACTTTGAATTCAACTCTTTTTCGAGATCTCCTTCAAATAAGTGATCATCAACATCTACAGCAGCCCAACCAGCCCAATTGACTACTGCTTTATTAGCTCTAGTCATTCCAGCAAGGAATGTAGCAGGACTAATTAACGAAGCATCTTTCTTCGAGTCGTACTTAACTTCTGATAACTTATATAGAAACTGTTCGAACGATTCAACATCGTCAAACTCCATTGTCTTATCTGTCTTATTGTCATATAGATTTTTAAATGCTGTTAACTTAACCAAAGAAGTCCTCCAATGTGACCTCCTCTTCAATAGACCAACCAATAGCTGTTAAGATTGGTTCGATTGGACTGAGGAATGTCTTCTTAAATTGCTTGTCATAATCAATGAACGAATCAGCTTTAAATTCCTGAGGGAGATACTCAGGGAACGATATAACATTCTCTTTAAGAGGATTAGGCATCCTCATGTAAGTAAACTTAACTTTCTCACCACTCTGAATCATAGTATGCTTCTTCTCAAGACCTCGATTACGAATTGCATCATTATAAACTAGTGCACCTCTCACGTGGATAGGTGTTGCCTTAGTATACACCAAATTAGGATCATCGGCAACCCATTTATCAAGTTCACTCACACCTCTAGGAAATGCTACATCATGAGCAGGAAGAGTGAAGAAGTGTTTCTTAAATGCAGCAATAGCATCTTGAGTGTTCTTCTCTGATCCAGATATAATAACCTTAAAGATGTCTTTTAGAGCTTGTCTGCAAGCGGCAGGAGTAGAAGATTTAACTGCTTCTAATCCCATAATCTTCAATTTAGGTTTAGCGTATTGAACCCCCTCATTATTATGTACATTAAGAATATACCGTTTCTTGGCTGTCCAGATACCACGATCAGCAATGGCTTCTCGCTTCATTACCATCTTTTCACTAATGCCACCAAGAGTATCGAACAGATTATGATATGCTTGTTCGAGTACTGGTTCTAACTTGTCGTTACAAACAGTGTCTAAGAAACTAACAGGATTCTTAGGATTGACTGCTTGAACAAGTGGATCCATATTAACATAAACAGAGTCCGTATCAATAGCAATGATATAATCAACATCCTTCGTACTTAGAATATTATTCATATAACTATTCAGAGCTTTCTCAGCCCATCTAATAGTAGCTTGACCAGACGTTGTAATAGCTTCTGCAACATCCTGATTGAAGTATCTAAACCATTGGTTACCCATCGCACCGTATAATGAGTTCATAAGAATCTTAATAGCCATCTGCTTGTTCTCAGCAATGGTAATCTTTTTCTCCCATTCATAGATAACTTGCTTATCATTCTTATTAGCATTCTCAATCTGTTGTTTTGAATTCAACATGTCCTTCTTAACAACAACTCGTTCATTATATAGATCTTCAATGATACGAGGAATCGTTCCTAACTTATCATTCTTGAATCGAAGACCATTAGCTGCCATTCCAGTACTTGGATCATCATTCTTGATATGACCAGCAACAATACTATCAATATTAACACCTGGCTCCTTTCTAACAATTGTTTCAGGACTCATATTATATTGACAAATGATATTAGGATATAGTGAGTTTAAGTCAAACGAACAAACCCAATTATGTAATCCTACTTGAGGTGCTTTTACATATCCACCAGGATAATCTCCTTTCTTTGAATCAAGATTTGGTGGTACAGCAATGAAACGAGATGATAAATCTCTATATAGAATTGAATCCCATACTCCTACAGTACCTAGTGAATCAGCATAATTAACACCTGCTTTATAAGCAACAACCATTGTCAGAGTAATAAGACCCATCTTATCCTCTAATCTTTCAATTAACTCAACGTCCTTAATGTTGTAGTCAATGAACTTCTGATAGTCTTCTTTGTATAGGGTGTATAGATTAGAGTGTTCTTCATACGATAGCTTTCGTTCCCCAAGAACAGTATGAGCAATATGGTCTAGTTTATAAGACTCTTGTTGTCCATATGAATAACCAAACTTCTTAAATAGATCAAGATAGTCGAGAATTGATACACCGTAGATGTCCCACCAGTGATGTTCATTATTCATTATCCTGGTTTTACGAGGATGATTATAGTTCCAAGGACTTAATCGTCTAGCCACTTTCTCACCACATACTTTCGTGATACGATTAACAAGATAAGTCATATCGAAGAACTTCACATTCCAACCTGTCACCACATCAGGATAATTCAAAGCCCATCGTTCAACAAAACACATTAAGAGATGGTATTCGTCTTTACACTTACGATACACTACCTCATTATCTTGCATGATAGACTTATCAACATCATAATCATTTAGACCATACACATAGTACTTGTCCTCTTGATTATTCTTCATTGCAATAGAAATTACTTCAAACTTTGCTTCATCAGGCTTAGGGAACCCTTCATCAGATTGTACCTCAATATCAATTGAAGTTACATTGATCTGACCACGATTGAATTTGATCTCATCCGGGAATTCATCTGTAATGAATTGTGTGAGGAAGTTACTCATACCATGAAGGGCAGAGTTTGCTGTGCTGTTGGATTGCCTAATACTCTTTTGAGCATCAGCCATATTATCATACCGGATAGGTGTGACAAAACGTCCATCTAGTGATTTCCAACCAGAAGATGGATCTTCTGATGGATAGAACATCGTAGGAGAAAACGGAACCTTTCTCATGAAAGGTTGTCCGTCTTCATATCCTCGATAGAGAATGTTGTTACCTCGACGGTAAACAGTCGTATAGAATTTAGCAGTCATGTAAGCATTATATAATAATTCAAGTCAAAAGTCAACGTTAAGTAATGATTTTTTTATCGGGAATGTCGATTGCTCCTGTCATTTCATTATGCTTCAATACCAGTTCTCTATTGGGCTCTACAACCCACATGATATTGTCTGTCTTAATTGGTAAAGTATCGAATACCGCATAACCCATATATCTCATGAATTGAAGATTGCCTTCTTGAGTTGGTAGGATTACAAATGGATCTTTGATTACTAGCTGCTTACCATTGTTTGATTCAATAGTACATAATAGCTCTTCGCCAGTGATTAGTCTTACAATTTGAGGTGTACTCATTTATTTCTCCATAATATGTAGGATGTACAGTACATTATATACTGTACATCCTATTTAGTTTAACCTAGTAGCAGTTGTCTAGCCTTCTTGCTAAACTCTCCTAGATTAATGGTTTGTGGTTTATCCTCTTCAGGGATTTCATTTTCAAGACCGATCAATAGAAGACCATCCACAATATCAGCACCAACAACTTTGATTGTTTCGGCTAGTGTGAATGAGCGTTTAAATGGACGATTCGAAATGCCCTTGTGGATAAAATCTTCATCTCGATCGGACATGTCCTTCTTACCTTCAACAGTAAGAATGCCCTTTTCAAGAGTCATATCAATATCATCTGACTTGAAACCAGCTACTGCAATTTCAATTAGATAATGGTTATCATCTTTCTTTACCACGTTATATGGTGGGTAAGATTGATTAGAAGCATTATTTGGCCCATTAAGAGCGTCAAATAAAGTGTCGAAACCTAAGAACAGGTCTCTTGGGAACGCATTGTGAGCGTGTGTCATAGTATTCTCCTTATATTAAGCGAGTTTTAATTATAGTGTATCTCTTGATACACTTCCGTCATAGGACCCGAAGCATCCTATACATTTATTTATACGATTGAATGTTCTCCCTGAAACATTTCTATCAAAGTGTTTCTCAGATCTTCAATCGTACCATTATTGTCTACTATAATACCTTTATCTGAACCAGACTCAGTATGATGATCAATAGTAGATTCAACATCATTTCTCTGAATATTCAACAGAAGGATGTTTTCCTTCTTTACCCAATCAAATTCAATTGGATAACGAATATCAGATACGATAACATGCTTTTCATAATTAAGAATCTCGTCGATCTTCTTAATGTTCATACGAAGTGAATAGTCATCTCCGTGTTCAAAGAACAATCTGTCCCACCAACCCACAAGAAGGTCTCGAGGAGTCCTTCCTTCAGCTGCATAGATACTATCCTTCAATTCCCTATCATGGAAGTAATATACTGGGATTCTAAAATGTCGTGAAGCCATATCCTTTGGCAAGTCAGCTAAAGCAACGACGAAACCATCAACAATCTCTGCAATGATTTCAGCCGCTGTATCCTTACCAGACCCTGCAAGACCAGTAAGAGCTATAATCATACGTACTTCTTATCATGATCCTTTGTAAGACCATAATCTCCATCGTATGAATGAAGCGCTTCAGCAGCAAATGATAGATACTGACCAATGCGAGTACCCTTCTTAATCTTCATCGAACCACATCCAACATGCATGCAACCAGCCATCATTCCATGATAACCTGAATCATAAAGTCCTGAAGTAAGAAATACTCCGTTACGATTTAGAGTCGAACGAGTGATAACCCATCCAGCTTCATTATCACCAACCTTAATAACATTCTCCATTACAACTTCATAGTCGCCTCGACCTAGATGCCAGTATCCATCAGCATCTGGAGCAACCTCTGTTGATTCACGATGGATCTTTTCTTCTTCTGTGATAGTGAACATCCTGCTCTCAATACGAAGGATTTTATCTACTCGTAAGTCAATCGCGTTTGGCTGTGAATCCCCCTCTTGAACATTTGTAATCGTTGATCTAGAATTTGGGCCTAATATATGTTTCATACAAGTTTCTCATTAATAAAGTTAATATTATATTCAACATCATCAATCTTATCAGATGCACTAATGTTGAATGCTACTTCAGATTCGATCTTACCATCAATCAATCCAGTAGGACTGTTATCGAATCTTACACTATTCATTCCTGCCCATACAGCAGCAGATGTATCCCAACTATTAATATAATAGTGGAAATCATTTACGAGATCAATCTCGTTTGGACCATCAACCATTCCTAAGAAGTGAAGTCGATTTTTTGACAGGCCGTTTTCCAATGGTAATAGATGCCGTTGTTCCAACTCATTCATAATCTTCCATCGAGATAAGAATCGTTGAAGTTTATTGTCCTTTTCAACGCCATATGCATTAGGAACACCAAGAATAGATACTCCGATTAAGTCAATCCAGTCTTGCTCAAGTCCCCAAGCAAATGTCTCAATATAGTCATCAAGATCACCAACCTTAGATTGTGGAACAAAGAATGTTTTATACCCAGCTTCTTTAAAGATAGGACCAAGCTCTTTAGCAGCATCAATAGTCTTTTGTCCTGGTTCTCCAGGATAATCAGACATAACAATGTAGTCTGCTTTCATTTGAGCAGCCATGTCTAGTAGTTTATCTGATGGGTACATAGGACGACCCTGCTTATACATTTCAAATGCAGAGTTGTCTAAAATGATATCCTTTCCGTCTTGGAAAGGAGCACAATATGACGCACCTTGCTCTTCTACAAGGTGCGCTAGTGTTAGGTGGATGCTGCTCTTACTAGCAGCATATTGATCAAACGCTTTTGGCGCAATATGACAAAACTTTGGTTTCATTCACTTCTCCATAATATAAAAATTGTTAATTAATTAGCCATCCATAGCCATAGTGACCATATCATCCCAGTGATTCTTAGTAGCTGTGGAACCAAACTTCTTAGTGAATTCCTTCTTCATCTTGTCGTGTCTCATAGATGTGTTTTCCATCTTATCTAGTATCCACGCAAACATCTCAGCTTCCTTATCCTTCTTACCTTCTCTTACTTCTTTAAATGTTTTCATTTTATAGTTCCTTATACTTACATTTAACCTGTTTACATGCTTTCTGAAATGCTTTCCACAACTTATTAGGTACAATCATTGTGTCCCCTTCATGTTCTAAATCATCAGCTGCATCACCCATAGCATCATGAACTTTGCCCATGTCCTTTGGATCTACATCAACATAATGATCTCTACCTTCTCTAATATCTTTAATACTTTTCACCTTTATACTCCGTGTATGAACCGTTTTCATTATCCTCAGAAACACTAATTGTAATGTCTCTACCTGAATATTTATATAAAATTGCTTCTGCAATATCGTCTGATATCATCTCACAACTCTTATAATCTAACACAAGAGCTCCAACATCATACAACCCCTCAAGCCACCTTTTAAATTGAATGAATTCAATGTCGCGATCATCATGAGTTACTTCAATTCCCACTTTAAAGTGAAAAATATGACGATGAGGATATCCAAGAAAACTCACATCAGCTAAGTTTGGGTCGTCCAATGCAGCAGGGTATTTGTGAATACCCTCTTTAGCAAACCGAACCCAAATCATTTGTTTTTTCTTAATCATACTACGTATTATACACCATTTAATTTAAAAGTCAACTAGCATTTGCAAAACCTTTTACCTCTCGACCACAATCAATAGATTCAATTTTAGGTTTAGATTCAATAACGTTTTTGCTTCTCTTGATGAATGCCGGCCCTGTTGTGGGATCAATTCGAACATACTCTTCGTTGATATGATACCTTCTATACCACGTTTTCATGTCGGCTGCACTATAAAAAGCTACCCATCCAGTATCAGGATTAACATGAAAGTATCTATCATTAATGTGTCTAGGATTAAGTAGCCAATCTTTATGAACGTAGAATGAACCATATTCATTCATATTATTCTTTACATCACATGAATATGACTTTTTCCAACTGGGTCTTCTGAACTGCAGATCAACCCCTCTTGTTTGATAGTACTTATTATCTTCTTCATCACTAACTTCCCATCCCCACTTCTTAAACACCTCAATCATAAACAATTCACCAATGCGGCCTTTAGCACCTGTTGATCCAAAGGCCTCTTCGGCTGTGTCTGTCCACTCACTAGTTAAACGATCTCCCATCTTAATGCCTCGAGAATGCTGCTAGTGCTTCTGCTCTAAGAGGTGAATTAGGTTCACCAAACTTACCAAGGGCTGTTAGAGTAACAGTGGTTGAATTAGTGTCCATAACGCCACGTTGAGATACACAAGTATGACCTGCATCAACCATTACAATAATATCATCAGATTCAGTGATGTAAGACATTGCATGAGCAATCTGTTGATTCAGTCTCTCTTGAATCTGTGGACGTCTCGCAAAATAATGTACAAGGCGGTTCATCTTAGATAGACCGAGTACCTTCTTTTTTGGAATGTATGCAATATGACACTTACCAATGATTGGACGAAGGTGGTGTTCGCAATCAGAATAAAGAGTGATATCTCGTTCTACAACAAACTCATCCCCTTGAGTCATCTTGTTTTCAACTGCAGTACACTTCGGAAATGTATCAGGACGAAGACCTGAAAAGATCTCATTCACATACATCTTTGCTACTCTTCGAGGAGTATCAGCAAGCGAATCATCAGTAAGATCAAGACCAAGTGTCAGAAGCATATAAGTCAGTTGATCCTCAATTGCTTCCAGCTTATGTTCAGTTGGTGCATTCAAGAGATCTTTATTAACTGGTGTTTGAACACCCATCTTTTCAAGATAATCATTTACTTCTTTACCCAACACTTCATTTTGTTTTGCTTTATCGTGCATATATTCTCCTATACTTGCTGCTCAACAGCGTGATTAATAAACGGCTTATCAAGGGCCCAAGGAAATGCATTTCCTTGCGACTTCACGCCATCGCCAACTCCATAATAACGACATAGATTGTCATACATTTTTGGATCCTTCCATTCTGCTTTAATTTGATCAGAGAATATAATGTCTGATAGATCAAAGTCAACCCACTCTAAATCTTCTCTAAACGATTCAGCGTATCCAGTAGCAGTTTCATGCACTCTTACTGAGCTAACTTGAACATCCTGTTCTCCGTTATTAAACTCAGTACCGCCAACAACCTTATCAATGATATACAAGAACATCAGCGAGTATGCCTCTGCTGATGGACTAACTGGCATTGAAATCCATCGATCAGAGTTGTCAAAGAAAAATTGTTGGAACTCATCGTTCTCTGCTCTCCACATAGAGTAAGCATGATCGAACGAATCAATAAGATCCTTAATGTTTCCTTTCATCAAACCAAAGTCCATAATCATTTGACCATTATCAAGTCCCTTACCTGTAAAGAACACTTCTACAGTGTAAGAGTGACCGTGAATAGACTTTTTACAACGCACACTAGAACAGTTTCTCACAATATGCGCGCCCTCAAACTTAAATAATTTACGAATTATCATTCTTTCTCCTTATTAATTCAATACTGCGTATTATACACGATTTACCACGCAGAGTCAACATCTAATTCCCATGGGAATACAATCCACTCTCCGTCATGCGGTCTCGTATAACTACAATCAACGTCATTATCTTTGCCAAACAATACCCAAGGCTTTACATACTGTTCAGGATGCTGTTCAACGAGCCATTCTTTCACTTCTGTAATTGTCTTACCTGAATCGTAAATATCGTCTACCACAACAAACGTATCAAACGATTTTGACGTGTTCAATAACCATGTAGGCTCTTTGCAGCAACCATCTCGTGTTTGAAACTTAATGATAGACATATCAACGTCAGGAAGGATGTTTGATAAATGAACAGCAATAGGAAGCGATCCTCTATGAATACCAACAACATTTACGTTATGACCTCGCTGAATCAACATCTCAACGTATTGTTTAATCGCAAACACGTCGTCTAAATAATCTTCATGCGCATAATAATACATTTCTACGTCCCCCATGAATTACCAAACAAATTAATGTGTAAACGCGGGGAGAATTTATATCCATAATTCATGCAGATTTCTGCTACACCTCTTTCAGTCAACTCTTGTCCTTCAAGTGTTGCGCCTTCTGGCATTAGAAACACGTCTTCAACATCAACACCAGCGTCACTATAGTCTAATTCTGCATCATACACTTCTCTAATATCCTCAAAGTCACGTACAACAAACTTCAAGTTGATAAAAGAGTTTTGTACCTCATTCATCGATAACAACGCATCTGGATCAATAGTTACGCTTTGATCTTCGCCTGTGAGGGATAGTTTAGGACTTACCATCCACGTAACTTCGATGTCACGGTTGTTTAAGTATTTTGCGAATGCTGGATCTACCTTTTTCGTGCCATTAGTTTCAAACGTAAGATGTGCTAAATCATCAAACTCTGGTTGGTCCAGTAATTCGATATACGCTTTTTGCCAACCAAGCAAAGGTTCTCCACCAGTAATCACAAGATGTACGTATTCATTGAACCAAAGATTATCAGGTAGCGTGTTATTAAGTGCTATTGCTAAATCTTCTGTTTCAGCAAAAGGAGCAAGATGCTTATATCGTTTACTCCACGCAGCAGAAGAGTCACAACCAATGTCCACTACTGGTAAATCTTCAACTGATTTAATATTATCCAGAGGAATTGTCATATGAGGCATTTCTTCTTCTGGGATATGATTATCTCGTGGCTGTCCAAATCCAGCACAAGTTAAATTACATCCAAAAGTCCTTAGGAACACTGAGGGAGTCCCAACCCATTTCCCTTCACCCTGTACAGAGTAGAAGTATTCAGAATATCTGATTTTATCCATTTATTTCTCCATTATATAAAAATTAAATTACACGTAAACCTTCACCTCTCAATTTATATTATACAACAATGTCGATGGAAGGTCAACGCTGTTTTATGCCAATATTATACTTAGGGCAAAGTTCCCAATTGTGCTTGTCTTTATGAGATATGATCTTGATTTGATTTAGGGGGGCAGTCTCTTCAATTGGATCTACAGTTTCAAGTAGTCCCCAATCTGACATCAATTGTACAATTGTATTTCGACGGCCAATGTCATTCTTCGTTAGGTTAGACGGTTTGCCATCCAACAAGAAGAGTTCTTTAAAATGTGTAATGAAGTACCTACCTTGCTTATGTAATATATGACAAGACTGATACAATTTGGAGTCTCTCTTTGAAGCGACTCCCATTCGTGTTAGGGTTTCTCTGATCTTTAGAAAATCGTCTGGTTGAGATAGGACAACTTCTAACATCATATCGGGGTTCCAATCAACCAATTCGTCGTTTTGTTCCACCATGATTTATTCTTTCCTTAATTATATTCAATTCATTATTATTGAAAAGAGGAAGAACATTCTGATACTTTATTCCATTTAGAAAATCTTTTCCTCTTTCTCACAATATTTATACAAATGCCAATTTGTATAATAGATATAAGATGGATATCACGAGGCTTAGGTATCATAACAACAAATGTAAATTATTTGTTGGACCCTCCCTTATCTAACTTAGTTTTTATAAAAGATAATTCTGTCTCTGACAACAGATTACTAACATCCCGGGCCTTTTCATTTGAGTAACCATAGTACTCTTTGATAGCTTTAATATCATTAGACTCGGAAGCTTTGTTCCACTTCGAAAAGCGCTTTCGTTTTCGTATTATATTAAGAAGAAAATCCATTTGCAGGCGTGGGTCAAGATGGGACTTTAAATTCATCTCATTAGCATACAAGACCGTGTCAGGGAAATAAGAAAGGCCGCGATTAACCATAAAGGCTGGATAGTCCTTCTCATTTTCTAAGATATCTTTTTTATTTACATTGATTGCATTGAGATAATCAAATGGATTCTTAGTACCCATTATTTAAACTGCCCTTGAGCCATAATCTCCGTAAGACAAGCAACGGTGTTGATTTCATGATCTGCAACAAATGCATTCTTATATTGATATTCTGCAATTACAAGAACCAGTTGTGGTATGTAGCTTGGCTCAACATACTCTAACATATTGTCGTAGATCATTCTATAGATCTTTGCAGGCTCCATATCAATATTATCACTAACCCATTTACGCATTCCTTTGAAGTTCTTTTTCTTTAGATCCTCCATAAGGCCTTTAATAGAGGACTCAGACAAGGAGACTAGAATACCTGAGTCAATAGAACCTGACATACCATAACGTTGACATTCATTAATAACTCTTCGCCAGTCAGGGATATATTTCATAATTAATTCGGCGAGGACTGGATCTTCATACTTCACTTCTTCCTTTGTTAGGATGGTTTGAAGTCGACCCATGAATTGACCAGCAAGTTCAGCCTTATTACCTATGTTGAATTCATATACAGAACATCTCGAGTGGAGGGGCTCAATAATACGGTTCTTAAAATTACAAGTTAGGATGAACCTACAATTGTTTGAAAACTCTTCGATGAAACCACGAAGAGCTGGTTGAGTAGATTGGGGGTTTAGATAGTCTGCCTCATCAAGAATGACTACCTTATAACCCCCCTGGAGGGAAACAGTTGAGGCGAACTGTTTAATTTTACCACGAAGTGTATCAATGTTTCCGTCCTCCGAACCATTAACAATGATATAGTCGAGATCAAGTTCATTACATAGTGCACGAGCAACAGTAGTTTTACCTACACCAGCTGTGCCTGTAAACATCATATTAGGAAGTTCACCAGAATCAACAATCTGCTTAAATGTATCTTTTAATTGATTAGGCAGTACACACTCATCAACAGTAGTTGGTCGGTACTTTTCAACCCACAAGAACTCATCTCTCATTTCAATTTCTCCATGATATAAAAATTACATTATACTTAATTAAGCTTTGGAAGTCAACGATTCATATAGATCCTCCACATCAGATTGTTGTGTTGCCACTTCTACCATATTCTGCTTATGATAAATCTTGGCTACGGTTCGTAGCGTCCTCTTATCAACGTCATACTTATCTGATAGATCAGCAATTGCTTCTTTAACATAATCTCGTTCAGCCTCTGATCGAGTAAAACTGTTTGAGATCTCTTTAATCACTTTCATCAAATCTTGCTTTTCATTATCTGTCATAATATAATTTCCTATTAAATGTAACTCATTTCCATCTCTTGTAGAATCTCTACGTTAGATTTGGTCTCATGGTGGTTGACAGGACACCCACAACTGTGGTCGTCGTCTTGTTCATGTAATTCAGCTTGTTGTTGATGCCATTGAGCAATGGCTCTGTGTTGTTCTACGGTCATAGTATTCCTTTTAATTAAAACGTGGATTAGCACTAACTACATTAGCTTCAACAATGTCAAAAGTGTTGTCCTTAAACACAGTCTTGTATCCATGTCCATCCTTTCCGCCAAGATTGTATACAGATACGATCTCACGACCCATACCATCTACACCACCAGCGTCAATTTTAGTACCATCTTCTAATACAACACCCCAAACTTGAATAGTTCTACGAGGTCCTGCTTTTGCTTTTGAACTTCTTCTCATAATATTAATCCTATTTTGAATAATGTCCTACCAAAATGGTAGGACATTATTATTTATAAGACTAAGCTTCTTCAGATGAAGTTTCGTCAACGGCTTCTTCCTTAGGTGCGTTGGCCTCTAGGAAAGTAGCAAGACGATTGCGAACAATACCCACATCACTCAACTCAGGTCCTTCAAAAGCACCACGCTTTGTCACGATGTCAATGATTTGTACACATGCTGCAATATCTTGCAAACCAATCCCAGGAGCTTCCTGCTCCTCTACCTTATTTTCTTCACTCATATTTTATACTCCAAAAGTCGAGGTTTTTTCAAGTGCTACCCAGTAGTTTGTACTGCTAGCGTTCACAGATGCAATTCGTTTAGATGAAAGTCCAAATGAATACACATCACTTACAATAAACTTAAACAGACTAATGTCCATTATTAGCTCAAAGTTCTTATCGGTATCAATGTTACACTTGTCAATATCAATACTAAATTCATTCGATGTAGGATTACTTATATCAGTTACAGTTAATGTTACACCATTATTTCCTCTTGTAACAACAAGATTGTTTAGTTTCATTGCACCTGATGCTTTTCTGATCTGATTCAACTGACTATTAGTTAGATCAAATTTAATCTCTGGATCAGGCATCACAACATCCTTCTTGGCCACTGTCAGATTATCAATATCCGAGAAAAAGTATTTGATCGATCCAGTAGAGCCTTTTACTCTAACAAACTTCTGATCATCATCAAATTCAAAGTTTGGATCATCAAACATTCCAATAACAGCAATAAACTCCGACAAATCGTAGATTCCAAAGTCGTATGGAACATCCTCTATAATCGATGTCGAAGCCATTAAATTCTTTGAGTTTGATACAGTTCGTATCAATTTGTCGCTATTAATAGCGATATTACTATTAATCGACGCGAAGTTCTTTAATACTTCCAACGATTGATCACTTAATTTCATATACACTCCTGTTTTAATATATGGGTATTATACGGGAGTTGACCACAAAAGTCAACTCCCATGTCGATTTAGAACTCCGCTTGTGCAGCAGTTTGCTCTGCAGACGGGACGTCATCTCCAGGATAAGAACCCGTTGGCTGTTCCACTGTAGCATCAACCTTACTGTAAAGATCAATAAATGCATCCTTTGTATCTTCATCAAAACGATTTACACACAGCTGGATAGCTTTGTTACGATCCCCAAAGATTGAGAATGTCTGAACAATGTGGCAAAGGCGACGAGTAGAGATTACTTCATCAATGCCTTCATCTTCGTAAGTTCTACGGATGGTATCGGCCCATCCAACTAGAAGATTTGTGAACTCATCATCAACACACTCGAACTTCTCCATGTGCTTTGTAATGATTTTCTTCTCGATATTCATTGTTGGGAATGTTTGCTCGACTGTGATAGTAAAGCGCTCTAGGAATGCCTCATCAATGATTGTAGCAGCTGAAAATCGTCCATCCTCAGATCCTTTTCCTTTTGTGTTTGCAGTTGCAATCACTGTGAATCCTTTCTGAGGGCGAATCACTTCACCAGTCTTTTTAATCAGAACTGGCTTACCTTCAAGAACACCTTGAAGTGACATAATTTTATTTGTTCCGCGATCAATCTCATCGATCAATAGAACAGCACCCTGCTCCATTGCTTTGATAACTGGACCTTTCTGAAACACAGTTTCTCCGTTCAGAAGACGGAAACCACCAATGAGATCATCTTCATCAGTCTCGGGAGAGATTTGAATTCGAACATATTCACGACCAGCCTTAGCACAAGCTTGTTCGATCATGAATGTTTTGCCGTTACCAGATAGACCAGTAACATAGGTAGGATAAAACTCGTTAGATTTAACGATCTTGAAAATATCCTTGAAATTGCCCCATTCAACAAATGTGTTACATTTCTCAGGGACGAATACTTCATCATTCGATACAGATGAAACACCAACGTTTTGAGCCACAGCAGCTCGAACAGTGGTTGGCACTTCATCTTTAGTACGAAATGGAAGAAGAGCAGCTTCAAGGTTATAAACACCTCGGCTGACCTTCGGGAATTTACGGAATTGGTTAGCGATTGCATACTTACCGTATCCAAGTTTGGTAGCGACTGCTTCAAACTCTTTAAGGGTGAACTTAGACTGATCAACATATTGATCAGCGACTGCTTTTAAAACTTCATTCATATTCATATTCATAATATAGATCCTTTCTCAATTGTTTACATATACATTATCTAGGAAAACGACCAAAAGGTCAACAGCAAAATCAAGTTTTTCTGAAAAAAAATGGATATTTTATAGACATATCCAGGTCTATATCACAGTACGGTCCTAAAGTACTGTTAAACGAGCTCCTCCACAACGCCGAGGACTTCTGCTATGGCTAGCAGGACAGCGCCTGTAACAATTGAGAATGGGAGGGCTCCATAACCGATAAATCTCAATGATGACTTGATAAAACTAATTAATTGATGACGCTTTGCATCTGGATATTTCATATCTACTCCTTTTATGCGGCCACCGCGTCGGTGATCTTATTTACTAATTGACGACTGTGTTTTCCAGTCTTCGCGAATTTACGGAATTGTCTCTTGATATCTTTGATCTCTGTAGACTTTCCGTTTTTGTTATTTTTAACTTCAAATGTGTCTGAAATCCTACTTCTTTCCTTTGGTGTAGCAATCTTGATAACAAAGAAGTCATCATATCCTGCTTTAGCATTCAAGTGAAGAACGCCATCTCCAAGGAACTTCTTGCGATTTTTATCGTAAAACCGCTCTGCTTTGATCCAATCTTGATTGAATGCAATTGCCAGACCACTCTTCACGTCATGCTTATTAGCACCAAGGAAGAATCCAATAGTAGTTGCTCCAGTGGCCTCTTTAAGATTCTTAACTAGTGCAGCTGTCATTTCCCTACCAGATCCAGCTCGAACTGTTCTCTTTCCAACACGAACAACAACGTCTTGAGTATCAACATCAACTCCTTTTCCATTGTTAACGATCTTAAATCTGTAGTGTTCTCCTCCAGCATAAATATTATCAGCCATTCCATCTGTAAGAACGATTACATTAGTGTTTTGGGTAGCATAAGTCTTGTTGAACTTATTAACGATCTTCTCAGCAGCAATCAGTGTCTGATTTAGAGGAGTTGATCCATAACTATCCAACTCACTGAAGTTATATTGACTAATTCCATATGTCCATAGGCGGCTATGTCCACGTACTCCAGTCAACCACAGGCCCATTAGAGCTTCGTTAAACTCCTTCTTGGTCATTCTGTTAGACAGAACCTCTACAATCTTCACGTCAATGTTTGCAATGTCACTACTTAGTTTCTTACTCTGAACCTCGTTGGAACGGTATGGATCCAAGTTACGACTTGATGTGAATGTGTATATCTCAAATGGAATGTTTACTCTCTTGCAAAACTGACCAATAATCATTGTCTGACGAACAGTATCTTCGATGATACTTTCCATTGAACCAGATAGATCCATGAACATAATAATTCCGTGACTCTTTGCTTGTGCAAGTTTTGTTACAGTCTTGAAAATGTCCTCAGAATACTGATACTGATACAACTTGTTAACATTGATTGATCCGGTTTTAGCCTCTTGAGCACGAGAATACTCATAAGCAGCTTTCTTACGATCAAAATCCTTTGCCATCATATTTACAATCGTCTTGTGAGACTTCAAGGCTGCCTCATAATCTTCACGAAGTCTGTTATAGTAAATAGAACCAGAGTGGGAACCACTAAACCATTCTGTCTCTCTGATCCATTGACGACGACGATCAGCAAGAAGTGTCTTATAATCAAAGATCATTGCATCAATGTTTGAATTGGTAATACCATTACTGAACAGAGGAACTTTATCTTTATCATTTTCACTCTTCTCAAGCAGTTCTTGTGCATTTCCGCGGAAAGTGTCGTCTGTTTGAGTATCAGAAGCACTCACAGACTCACTCTCGTCTGGAGATCCCTGATCTCCAGCGTCTTCAGACATCTCGTTCCTTTCATCTCCTTCATCAGATCCCTGATCTCCAGCATCTTCAGACATCTCGTTTGGAGATCCCTGATCTCCAGCATCTTCGGACATCTCGTTCCTTTCATCTCCAGCGTCTTCGGATATCTCGTTCCTTTCATCTCCTTCATCAGTGGAGAATTCAAACTCTTCTTCACTATCCTGGTAGTCCTCACTATTACCAATGAAATCATGTATTTCTTTACATGCTTTTAACACATCATCCCATGTATCAACACCCATAGCAAGATCAACAAATGGTTGTTCTGTCTTGCTAAATTCGATTGGGAAGTAACCACGACCCTTTGCATAGACATTCAAGCGATCCATGAATGACGCTTTAGTCATATCACGACCTTCTGTTCCAAACAAGTTGTCATCAAATAATCTCTTGTATCCTTTTTTGAATGGACGAACTATACCAGGATACATTTCCTGGATCTTGTTTTCAATTCGGATATCTTCAATGATGTTCACATATGATTTTGGAACACCAGGAATAGTTTTGTCAGATTCGTGCCATCCTTCAGCGGGAGTGAATAAGGCGTGGCCAACTTCGTGACCAACAAGCATGTCATAAACATCCTTACCCTTATCCGCCCATAACGGAAGTTTTAGAATTCTGTCTTCAACATCGAATGATGCTGTAGGATAGTTGCCATGTTGAACCGTAAGATTCTCCTTTGCAAGCAGCTTCGCTAGATAATTCTGTGATTGTAAATTCATAATATATGCCCTATTTCTCAATTGTTACATATACATTATCTACTAATTCACAACAAAGGTCAACAGTTATTTACAAAATAATTAGATTATTTTAGCATTTTCTTGATTGATCAATCTCTTTTTTCTATACTCGATCAAATCATCCCAACAAATAGGAAGATAATTAGTCTGTTCGAGGCACACATTTTCATACTCAAACTCAGGCATTGTGTGATAATGTGTATGCCCGTGAATGTTGATTTTACCACGCAACTCTTCTGGATGAATTGGAGCGTGGGTCAACCAAGCGTGTTTATATCTTACAATACCCTCAACTTCTTTGAACGCTTTCAGATACACGCTTGTATTTAGATTATCATGATTTCCGCGAATTAGAATCTTCGTGCCATTCAATTGTTTAATTGACTCAAGCCCATCCATTGTGAAAGCGGCATCCCCAAGCACATATACTTTATCTCGTTTGGTAATTGTGGACTGCCAATTGTCCATTACAAATTTTCTATGATGTATCTCTGACTCAAATTCCTTTCT